AGAAAAAGCGAAATCTTGTTGTGCTAAGGTAAATGAGGAAGTCGCAAGACATCCTCTACGTGATCCGGAGGTCCGGAAGATGTATCACGCTCTCTCAATGAAAAGATTGGACAGAAGGCAGAATTTGATGGAGGAAGTGATAAAAGGATACTTCCAAGACCAAAAGGACAGAATAGTCGAAAAATTAAGCTCACAGAAGCACTTCAGACAAAAAGACCTGCTTACAGAGATATTCTACACCACTATGGAGCTCAAACTCGCTAAGGAGGCAGTTTTGCCAATCCTACGTCAACTCATGGAAGAGGCAGCGGAAGATTCAAAGCAAATAGCCGGTTCAGATTGGGATTTTGAAAGTACACCTGAAATTCAAGGATGGCTCGACAAAAAGACATCTATATTCGCAGAACAGATAAACGATACAACATTTAAAAAACTTGTAGAGCAATTTAATGAAAGTTTGAATATGGGAGAGAGTAGATTAGAACTCATAAAAAGAATTGAAGACACTTATGGAGATATAACAAAATCAAGAGCGGCAACGATAGCAAGGACTGAGGTGCATGGTGTTACTCAATATGGAACATTCCAAGGATATAAGCAGGCATCTCTCCAAATAAAAATTTGGGTCTGGGCGCCTGGAGTAATGGGAGGAGTAAGGGATAATCATCAGGGAATGGATGGAGAAGAAAAGCCAATCGGATCAGCATTTAGTAATGGATTGATGTTTCCGGGTTCGAATGGTCCAGCCGAAGAGGTAATAAATTGCCAATGCTTTATATAAATTGAAGATTATATAGATGAAATAAATAAATAAATAACTATGAAAAGAAAATTCTACCAGATAACAAATAAATCTTTCGATGAGTTGGGTGTTAAAACACACCAAGAGCTTTGGTCGAAAGTAAAAGGAGAACACACTGGACTTTGCGCGTGTGTTGATACTGCTTTCACAAAATCAGCAGACGGAGAAAACAAATTTAATATTGTAATGTCTACCAGCGCAGAAGATAGGCACGGAGATATTGTTGAACAAGATTGGGATTTAAAAAACTTTAAGAAAAACCCTGTTTTCCTTGATTCCCATAATTATAATTCAATTGAACATATTATTGGGAAGATAAATAAGATAAAAATTAAGGATGGACAGTTACAGGGAGAAGTTGAATTTGCCCTTGACAATCCAAAAGGAATGCTTGCCTACAATCTAGCCTCTAAGGGATTTCTAAATGCAACATCAGTCGGTTTTATTCCGCTTGAGTTTAGTCAAGAAGGTAAAATATTGAAGTCTGAATTATTAGAAGATTCAGCAGTTTCTATCCCTGCTAATCAAGAAGCATTGTTTGAAAAGAAATCAGTTGAAAAAGAAGAGGTGGAAGAAGATGTGAAAGAAGAGGTGAAGATTGTTGAGCCAAAAAGACATCTTAAAATTGAGGCATTAAAAAGATTGGCAGAAAAAGAAGAATTAAAGAGAAAAGAAATATTTAAAGAAGTGCTTGCTGTCACACAGCGGTTGTCTAAAGGCGAGGTCGACGTACAAAAAAGACGACAAATGGCAAATCGAATAATTAAACAATTAATAAAGATTAAGTAATATGGATTTTTTGAAAAAATTAAAAGCTTTGATCGCCAAAGGTTTCGCAACATCTGCTGAAAAAGCACTTGTTAAAAAAGAACTTGAAGCACAAAGCGATGAAGTAAAAGAAGTCGCTGAAGAACTTGCTGGACAAGTTGAAGCACTTCCTGAAGTTGATCCTGAAGAGGAAAAGACTGAGGAAGAAGTTGAAAAAGCTATTAAGAGTATTATGAGCAAAGAAAAAGGAGCAATCCTTGACGAAGTTCAGAAGATTCTTGATGAGCATAAGAGTAAAGCAAAAAGAGAAGTTGGTGTTTATTCTGTTGAAGCTAAAAAAGACGCTAAAAGAAAAGCTCTTAATAACTTCCTCAGAGAGGGAATGCTATCAGTGATAAATGGATCAGAAAGTAAAGAATTCGCACTTGCTAAGAAAGAAATGACAACTGACAGCAGTGCAAGTCCTTATTCTGGATATATCACAGATGAATTTTTGTCTGCTGAAATCCGTCACTTGATGACAGAGTATGGTGTTGCTGCAAGAGAATTTACAACTGTAAGTTTTATGAATTCTGCTTATAATGCTAATAACCTTGCAACAGATGTTTCAGTATTTTGGGTTGATGAAGCTGGTTCTATTAAGTCAACTCAAGCAGTGCTTGGACAGGAGAAGTTGGAGCTTAAGAAATTGGCTACAATAATAACCCTTACAAGAGAATTGCTACAAGAACAGGAGATTGACTTTGTTTCTTTCCTTGGTTCTCGTGTTGCTGAGGCTTTTGCTAAATCTGAAGATGAGGCGTTTTTCAAAGGCGATGGAACTTCAGCTTATGGTTCGTTTACCGGCCTTCTTAAAAATGCAAATGTTAACGAGGTAAGCATGAGTTCTGGAAATACAGCTTTCGCAAGTATAGAAGCTGAAGATTTTATTGATATGATAGATGCAACTCCACAGGGAGCTTTAGCTAACGCTAAATTCTACATGCACCGATCAATCTTGAATCTTGTTAGGAAGTTGAGAGAAGATGCAGTGACTGCTGGAGATGGAAAGGGAGCATTTATCTATCAAATGCCTGCAGATGGAAGACAAGGAAATATATGGGGATATCCAGTTGTTGAGGTTGAGGCTATGCCTACTAAGCTTGACACTGCTGTAGCTACTTCATTCGTTTTGTTTGGAGATTTAAGAAAGGCTACTATTAGAGGAATAAGAGGTGGAATCAGTGTTGATAAATTCAATTCTGGTACAGTTAGAAACGTTGCTGATTCAGCTGATATCAATTTGATCACAACTGACAGGGAAGCTGTTAGATGGGTGACTCAAGTTGGTTATATTGCAATCGTTCCTAAAGCAGTAACTAAATTGACAACTGCTGCAGCCTCAGCGTAAGTAAGTTAAAAATTTAATAGATTAGTTAGGGTGGCTCGAAAAATAGCCATCCAATAGTAATTTATTAAAAAAACCATATGAAAAAAATATACAAGAATAAAAAGACTGGACAATTTATTATTACTAGTGAAAATCTTGATGAGGTTGATTATGAGTTTGTTAAAAATCAAGGTGAGATGAAGATTAAGGATGGCCAAATGTCTAAAAAAAGAATAATCAAAAAATAAAATGTCTGATAAAGCATATACAACTGAAGAAAAATTGGAAGCATATTTGAATGCAACCATTGTTGCTGGATCGGCCGCCGATGCTATTTTGGCTGCGCAGGAATATATCGATCAGTTTACTGCTAGAAATTTCAAAGCTGATTCATCGGCTTCTATAAGACTTTACAATGGAAACGATACTCAGGCACTAGTCATTGATGATTGTGTTGAAGTAGCCAAAGTTGAGGTTGGAAGTAATATGTGGGGTGATAGCTTCACTGAGCAAGTAAATACTATTGGCGAAACGCCACAATATTACGAACTCCCGGCTAATCATTCCGCTGATAAAGTTCCTATAAGAAAGATAGGTCTGAGAAGTATGATATTTATATCAGGACACGCCAATCACAGAATTACTGCAAAATGGGGATATTCTGCAACAGTTCCATCAGATATAGTTCAGGCAGCAACAGTTTTAGCATCTGGAATATATTATCAAAATAGAGGTCAAAATACCGGAGCAGTAAATAGCGAAAAAATTGGAGAATATCAGGTAAGCTATGCAGACGATAAAGGATTTAACGATTTGCAGATGGCGATGGATACTATCGAAAGATATAAAAAAATATTGTTATGATTCAAAAATGGTACACAACTACATTCACAGTTAAGCGCCAGACTTGGTCCGGTGAGAGTTCATCTAATGTTTCACAAGGCACTTTCAATGGGCACATCCAACAGATGAGCGATGAGAATTTACAGCAGTTTCTCGGATTGAGATTTGGGAAAGCGTTCAAAATATATTGCGCGCCAGCCACAGATATTAAAGAGGGCGACAGGATAGAGAATGGATCAATAAATTATGATGTTAAGTTTATTTTAGATAGAAATATTGGAACGGAAGGACACCTAGAAGTAATTGTTGAAAAACTATAATGGTAAAAACAATAACCGCAGCACAATTAATCCGCGCATTCAAGGCCGCACCGAAAGAGGTTGCTGATGAGGGAAAAACATTTTTAGTGAGGGGATTGTCAGAATATAAAAGAGTTGCGCTTCAAACTAAACCTTGGAAGGTTGGACAGACTGGCGGTGGAATACCGGTTGCAACTGGAAATCTAAGAGAGCAACACCGCACAGTAATTTCAGGATTAGAGGGAAGATTTGGAGTGGGGCAATCAAGGGTTAAATATGCTGGATATGTACACGATGGAACTGGAAGAATGGAAGCTCGACCATGGCTGAATTACGCCAGAGATAAGGCTGATGGAGCAGTCAAAAAACATTATAAAGTGTTTATGGATAATATACTTAAATTTATAGCAACATGATCTACTCAGGAATAAATGCGAAGATTCAGGCGATATTGGAAAGCTTAACTCAAATTAAGCAGATATATGCATATCCGACCTCCAAAATTGATGCATATCCGGCCGCTATATACTATCCATCAACAATGGAGAACTCATTCGAAAGCACAGCAGATAATTTCAAGATATATGGGTATAAGCTGTGGATAGTGGTGAACGCACAGGCCATTGATGTGAATACTGTATTTAGCACAGTTATGCCGAATGTAATGGAGGCAGTATTGGCCAAATTTGACGCTGAGTGGAGCTTTACGAGCATAGATGGGCATCGGGTTTGGGGGAAGGTCGAGACAGGCTCGTGGAGCGTATCTGAGGAGCAAGCAGGGATAGAGATAACAGCAGAAATTGATTTAAGCATTAAAATGTTAACAAGTAATTAATAAAAAAAACATATGGAGATTATTGGAAGAGAAATTGAGGTTGGATTTTCAACCGAAGCAACAAG